GCTTTATTAAAAATTTCTTCAGTTGATAAATTTCCAACATCTTTTAAAGAAATGCCAAGCTGTGATAAATGCTTTTGCGCTTCAAAAGACCCGTCAGCCGCTGTGTCAATAAACTTTGTAAAGCCAGCCAGTAACTTGCCAGAATCCTCCGCTTTGCCGCCAGAGTTTGCCAAAGCATTAGAGAGTTTAAGAACAGACTCAATTGCAACATCATTTGCAGCCGCTACATCTGCTAATTCATCAGCGTATTTCAAAGCCGCATACGATGCCGCGACCAGTGCAGTTGCCGCTACTTTTCCATAGGTTTCGGCAGCTTGACTAAATTGCTCTAATTTCTTTCCCGCTTCGGCAATGCCTTTGTTAAATTCAGCAGAATCAAGACCGAGCAAAACGCCAAGTCGGGCAATCATATTAGCCATTTTTAAACCTCTTTTCTTCAAAGCCTGGGGCTTGGGTCATAAAAGCCAAAAGACTGTTGCTAACGGCCTCCTGTTGCGCCTCTGGTGGCAATGGTGGATATATGTAATCGTATGCGGAACCAATAATGTTAGCTAGTTTATATGTTGGTGCACTTGCTGGACGGATGTAATTAAACAAACCGTTGACCAGCGTACCAAGCAAATTAATGATGCTTTGGTTGCCCACCATCCCATCAGCGTACATTGTTTGAATCTGTAGCATCGTTACGTCATCCAGTTGGCCCAAGGTTTCATGTGTATGCCCGTTGAAGATCATTGCTGTTTCAACCTGTTTCCTCAACGAGCCAATCAGTTTCCCCGAGCTTCCTTGTACGTTGGGCTAATGGCTTCGCCAATTTTTTCACACAACATTAGCTGAACAGACATTGGAAATTCTGCTTCAATGTCAGCGTAAGTTAAATCCGCAAGGCTGTTGTCTGGATTTTCGGGTATCAGTAATTTGATGTATTCAACAATTCTAGCTTCGGTCATCGCTTTGTTTTTAGAGGCTTCGCGCATCGAACGACCGCTAACCAAAACATCGGTTTCCGTAAACACAAAACCCGATTCATCCGTTATTTCTGTTTTAAATTTTTGCAACGGGTCGGTCATTGTTTTATAAATAAGTTCAATGGATTCTGCGCTTGGCTCCATCACCCGTTTATAAATTTCATCCGATTCTGAAACTAAAGGAACACGAACTTTGAATGTGTGTCCACCTAATTCAAATTGTCGGGTAAAAATGTTTGTGCGTTTTTGCTCATACCCAGAGCCGAGGAATTGTGCTAGTTTTGTCATTTCATTTTCGCTTTAAATTGTGTTATTCGTCTTGCCAGAATTTCTGACAGTCTATTGACTGTGCTTTGCGCCTGCGATTCGAGTGCTGGTCGCAAATACGGTTTGTGGTTTTTCATTTTTGCAGTGCCAAATTCTTGTGACATTGCACGGGCATCGCTTGCAATTCCTGTGAAATCAGTTGCTACTTTTTCTCCATACATTTTTGCAAGTTTTTTCTTTGACCTAATTAAACCCTTTCCTTCGCTCATTTGTTTTAATTTTTTACCGGAAGCAGTTGTCACCGTAGCAATTACGGTGTCTGTTTGTGTAATGTATTTAGAACGTCTGTCTCTTTTGGTTGGCCTTCGAGCCTCGACAATAAGAGATAAAAACAAAGCGCCAGTGTCTACAGGTGCAAGCATTTGAGCTTGTTTTAAAACGGGTTGCATTGCTTCACGCACCGCGGGAACAAGAACTTTGCTATTGGCTTTCTTGTCGCCAATTTCTTCAGCAAGTTCGGCAAAGGCTTTTTCTACGTTACCAATTCCTTCAAGTTTAATGGTAACGCCACCGCCCATTTAGCTCACCTTGATGATTTTGTTGTAAATCGTTTGGTTAAGTTTAAGCGCATAGTCCACCACCTCATCAGGGGTCATCTTGTCTGCGTGTTGCTTTGCAATCTGATGCGCCAGAGTTACTGCGGTCATTCGTTGCTGTGTAAACCCAAACCAATCTTTGCGTGAATCAGCTTGGGTTGCCAAGTAGCTTAACAAATCGTTGCTGTCTTGTATTTTCATGTTTATTCTTTTATTGTGGGTGGATTGTATTTTTTAAGAAGAGCCAAAGCCACCGCTTCTGCCGTGTCCGGTTCTGCGGTTGCTTTAGCGACTTCATCAGCGTCTACGGGCAAGGTACGGGCAACAAATTCAATGTCCCCGTATGAAGCCACAATGACTTTAATTGCATCATCTATGGTCATGTGTTTGACCATCCGTATTGATTACCGCGAGGATGAACAGTAAACGTGCACTTGGCCTCAGCGCCTGGTGCTGAGTCAATCTGGAACTGACCTACGCGACCATTAAAAGCGTATGCAATGGTACTAGCACCATCAACAGCAGCAATTACAAAAGTGCGATCAATTACGCCAGAAATAGCATCACCACGAATTAACAATAAACCTGCATCAGATGGATTCCAAGCAGCCGTTATTGTCAAACTTGTGGGAGCCGACTGCACAGGTATTTTGTCGGATTGACGAGTACCAGCAATGGAGAATGAAGCCACAGCGTCATCTTGACCAAATGCGGGAACTGCCTCAATTGCAAGTGGAACGCCAGCCGCGCCTGTGCCGTTAGCTGATGTGCCAACAATAGTTGCTACTTGTGCTGTCCAGACCGCTAAGTTTGCAGTCGTAAATGCTGTGGGAGTGGCTCCTGATTGCATCCACATTGATGCGCTAAAGCCTGGGAGAATTCTGTTTGGTGCTGCCATGATTTACTCCTTAAACGTTGTTAGACCAACCGTACTGGTTACCGCGAGGGTGAACCGTAAAGGTGCATTTTGCTTCAGCCCCAGGCTGTGCATCAATTTGGAATTGACTTACGCGACCATTAAAAGCGTAATAAATAATGTTGCTACCTTCAGTTGCAGAGATTACAAAAGTCCGGTCAATAACACCGGAATAAGCATCTCCGCGCATTAGCAAAAGGTTAGCATCCGATGGATTCCAAGCAGCAGTAATTGTCAGGCTTGTAGGCGCAGATTGAGTAGGTATTTTGTCCGATTGACGAGTACCAGCAATAGAAAAAGAAGCCACCGCATCATCTTGCCCAAATGCTGGAATAGCCTCTACAGGTAGCAGATTACCAACTACAGCAATTGGAGAAACGCTTGCAACCAAAGACAATTGTGCAGTTGTCAAAACCGTAGGAGATGCGGTTGGTTGGCAGTAAAGTGCAGCAACAAAGCCAGGTAAGATTTTGTTTGGGAGAGCCATTTTTAGTTCCTTTAAAAGTTAAACAAATATCTTATGTTGGAATATCGAGTGTGCAGTCAAGAAAAATCTGTGCAAGTTTTTCATCGTTGTCATATGAGTTATACAACCACTGAACATCGGCTTTTGATATTTGAAAGCCATTTGTTGCACCGCCAAACAACCCACTGTAACCATGCAAAGATTGTAATATCTGATTGCTTATTGTAAATCCATCTTCAATTACTTGCGTGAAAATAGAAATTTGAAAAGTCGGTCGGTCAATGCCTTTAACCGATTGAACTGGCCCTGTATAAACAGGTTGATGAACGTTTCTTAACATCCATGTGATAAATTTAGATTGCGTTGCAAAGTTACGGTTAAACGCCACGTAAACTGGAATAGGCGTAACGATGCTGTTCAGTTGATACTGAATTGCTTTGGCATATTGAACAGGATTTTGTTGTGTAGTCATACTGCGGTTACAGGGTCAGTACGGTAACACATAATCATCACAGTCATGCGGTCATCTGCTTCACGCACATTGTCAATACGCCAATCATTGCCGCGCCAAGTGATCGAATACAAATTTTGATTGTCGACAATTTCTTTTATGTTGGGTGTGTAGTTCAAAGTTAAATTTACCAAGTCTTGATAAAGCCGATATTTATCAGCAATCTTTAAACTGTTTCCAACCGATTGAACTCGCGCACGGGTATCAAACCACTTTGTCTGAGTGGTTGTTTGTTCGCCAAAATCTGAACTTGTGAAAGTCAAATTATTTACAGCGATATTTTCAAACCGTGCTATTGCCATTTACATCACCAGTGGCTTGTAATTTCTTAAAAGCGTAGCCACGCCAAAAGGA